TGTAAATCTTTTTGGCGCTCCCGGCGCCGGCAAATCAACCGGCGCGGCCTACATATTCTCCAAGCTCAAAATGGCCGGCATCAATGCAGAACTGGTAACTGAGTTCGTAAAGGACAAAGTGTGGGAGGAAAGTAAGGCCGTATTCCAAAACCAAGCATATATCTTCGGTAAGCAGTATTTCCGCATCAGCCGTGTCCAAGGTAAAGTGGATGTGGTCATCACCGACTCTCCAATTCTGCTGTCAAGTTTCTACGCAAATGATGAAGTTCTTGGCAAGGAGTTCGACGCGCTGATCATGAAGGTGTTCAACTCCTACGACTCCATGAATGTTTTCATCAATAGGGTAAAGCCCTACAACCCGTCTGGCCGGTTCCAGACTGAAGCCGAGAGTGACGAACTGTCCAACGTAATGCACGCGTTCCTGGACGACCATGGTGTTGTTTGCGCGCAATACGATGGCTGCAAAGAGGATTATGACACTCTCGCGAGCGACATCCTGAGAAGAGTAAAATGCCCATACGGGAGCTATGGGATTGTGTAAAAAAAGGAGAACTGATATGTGTATCGTACAACCGACAACTACCACGGATACTGAGTACCAATACAACGAGAACGGCAGGGTGACAAAGATCCACTCTGTCACTTCCTTTAGTGACCCGACGCCGCCCTGTACCACTACTGTATACAATGAGGGTGAAGACGGTGTGGAGTATGGTGTTGACCTGGATAGCGTCATCGTGGTGTCTCCGCTGGAAACGCTCCTGACTGCTACAGCCGGCGCGCTCCTTGGCAATGTCATCTACCATGTCATCAAGAAGATGATGGATAAATGATAGCGGAATACAGCTTCCTTGATTTGCTCAAGGCAATCAGGACGTGTGTGAACAAACCAGGATACCATGTTGGTATAGTCACACGTACTATCGCGGACGCGAAGTGTGCCTGCGCAGAAGCATACGACCTGATCAAAGAAGATATCGAAATGCTCTCCGCTGTTGACGGGCATATCAACAGGTCGAATGACCAGTTCATCACGTTCAATAATGGGAGCTATATCAAGTTCATAAGCGCGTCCATTAACAATATCAGAGGGCACAGGTTCCATCGCATACTGTATGTGAAGCAACTCCCTCACGATACAGTGTTTCGCCTTAGCACGGCACACATAGAATACATGGAGGAAGACAATGGAGCGAGTAGGTAAGTTTGAAAAGGTAAGCTATGAGCAGTTCTATACCGCCATCAAAGACTGCTTCAGCATGGATGACAGTGTTATCCGTGATTTGTACGACGGCATTGAGCTGCCGACAAGGGCAACGTCAGGGTCGGCTGGATACGACTTCAAGTCACCAATCAGGTTTGACTTGGCGCCGGGCTGTACGATCAAGGTGCCGACAGGTATCCGTGTGAAGATCGATTCCGGGTGGTGGCTCGCCGCCCTCCCGCGCAGCGGCATGGGGTTCAAGTACCGCATTCAACTTGACAACACGGTGGGCGTGATCGATGAAGATTACTACGGCTCCTCGAATGAGGGTCACATCTTCATCAAGATTACCAACGACACACGGGAGAACAAAACCCTGTGTGTAAACGCCGGAGATGGCTTTATGCAGGCTATCTTTATCCCGTATGGGATTACATACAACGACGACGCAAAGGCCGTCAGGGACGGCGGTATGGGCTCTACGGGCCGTTGATGAAGCACTATCGCAAAAGCAGGGCTGCTGTCTTAGACGACGGCAGCTCTGCTGCTACATAGGAGGAAGGTAATGGATCATGAAGAGAAGGTGCCAATCAATCTCAAGTTAGCGTTGACGATCCGCGAAGCATCAGAGTACAGCAACATAGGGATCAACAAGATCGACAGCATGTTGAAGAAACCTGAATGCCCGTTCGTCCTATTTGTTGGCACGAAAAAACTGGTGAAGAGGAGGGAGTTTGAGCAATTCATCAGTGATAAGTTGATGATTTGACTCTTGAGAAAAAATGTCCGATATGCTACAATACAATTCGTTGTATGAGACTCTTCCCTCGTTCGCCGGGAAGGAGTTTCTAAAATGGGCAAAAACCTTAAAGGCAAAGAATGTGGCAAAGGAATATGTCAGAGAAAGGATGGGCGCTATTATGTAAGGTACGAGAGCAAGACGGGTGGACTGTTTGAGAAATACTTCCGCTCCCTCCCAGACGCTCGCAACTGGTTAGAGGAAGTTAAGTATAAGGAGAAACATGGGACGCCCGTTGTCTCAAGCAGCATGACGGTAGACGAGTGGTTTTCGTTTTGGCATGACCAACTCCTCGGCGGTCTGTCACCAAACACGAAGCGGAACTATAGGGAACGGTACTGTCACAACATCAAGGAAGTCATCGGCGCAATGAAGCTGTCAGATGTCAAACCCATGCACTGCAAGATGATACTCAACCGGATGGAAGCCGACTATGCAGGATCAACTATCCGTCAGACGTACATCGCTATGGGGTCTATGTTCAAGGCGGCAAAGATGAATGGGATGATAAGCGTGCATCCTATGGAAGGGGTACGTTATACAAAGCCTGTCCGCGCCGTAGACGACATTCACTTCCTGACCGTGGAAGAACAGGACAGGTTCCTGGAGGCGTGCAGGAGTACCCACAACTACTTCCAGTATGCTCTCGTTCTGGAGACTGGACTCCGTACCGGTGAGATGATTGGTCTGACGTGGGACGCAATCGACTGGGAGAAGCGCACGCTCACAGTCAACAAGACGCTGGAGTACCGTCACAAGCAGGGGCAATGGAGAGCTGGGCCGCCCAAGACCGTAGCAAGCTACCGCACACTTCCGATGACAGATCGAGCCTATGACATCCTAAGAGCCGTCCAAGCCACAAAAGAATTTCGCAAGCAGTCTCCGTCCCTGTCAGAACGGCTGACGTACATCGACCGGCGCACAGGCGACGAGAGAGAGTTTGCTATGGCGGAGCTGGTGTTTTTGAACTTCCGCACAGGGATGCCGACAAAGAACAGCAGCTACGACACGCACATCTATAAAGTCTGTGATGAAAACGGTATCGCACGGTTCTGTATGCACGCGCTCAGGCACACCTATGCCACGCGCTGCATCGAGTCTGGTATGCAGCCCAAGACCCTTCAAAAACTTTTGGGACATGCCAGCATCAAGACCACCATGGACAGATACGTCCATGTCACAGACGCGTCTTTGGCAGCCGGGGTCAGGCAGTTCGAGCAGCACAGACAGACGGTCTCACTATGAAACTGTGTCAAAACTGTGTCAATTCTGTGTCAACACCGAATGACAGAACCCCGAACCCCTTGAAAAATCAGGACTTTTGAAGGAGCTGAAGTTAACTATGAAACTTGGCATCGTGGGACTTCCGAACTTTTCATACCCACATATAGCTCAATAAAGCCCAACATATCTCGTTTTTCAAAACATTTCAGATATGTAAATCCACAAAGCTCCCCATAATTCCATGCAAATCTGTGTCAAAAACTGTGTCAACTTTGTGTCGTCCAGAGGGGAGAGTCTCATACAACACCAACACAGATTTGGGTCACTCATCAGAGGCATGAGTGATTACATAGTTGTGCCCATTTATAAGATCGTTCCAGTGCATGGAGCGCTGTTATAAGTAGGCAACCAGAGTAAGGCAGGCTGAGTCATTCAGTCCTGCCTTATTTTTTTTCGCAAAAAAATGGGAGCCACCTCGTAAAAGGTGACCCCCAAATTTTAGGTCTCTTGCAAGAACCCGCCGTTCTCCATAAGTTTCTTATACACACGTTCTATGTTCTCGATGGCGAGAACTGCGCGGTTGTTCTCATAGTCTGGATGTTCCCGACAGTATCGTTCGTAAAAGTCAATCTCCGCAAGAGCTTCGATAAAGTCTTCCCGCGTGTGCTTATTACCACGGAGCAGTTCCGTGTTGAAATGTAAGATCCGGGAACGATGTGTATCTGCATTGCGATCATCGTCGATCCGGATATGTTTATCCAAACGCTTCCTGGTTTCTAACTGGCCTTCCTCAAGAACATCCAGCTTCTTTAGCACATCCCCATTGAGTGCCTTCCCGATGCTCTGCACGATAGCAGACCACGGGTTAATCTTGATTGGTGCAATCTGGACAAACGTGAGGAGCAAGAGCAATGCACCCCCACTCCACCCGGCGATTTCTCCGAGATTCATGTTGCATACCTCCTGAAAGTTACATTGTCTCCTTCTTTCCGTTAGCGGCAGCAGACTTGTTCGCATTCAGAACTTTACTCATGTCGCACATACTGTCGATAAGATCCCCGATTTTCTTATAATCGTTTTCATCCAGGTCATAGTCGATAGTATCAGCAGAGGCTTTCAACACCGCCAGGACGTACGTTTTCTTATCCGCCCCGACTTCCATCTTACCCTCAACCTCTGACATCAGTTCGATAACAAGGCTTACAACCTCTGGCCAATTCTTTTCCTTCACGGCCTTACGGACATACTCCACCAGCTTGATAGCCAGAGGAATAGCGGTCGCCAGACCTGCGAGGATAGAAACAATAAGCTGCATATAGTGTTCCATATTCGTTTCCTCCTAAGTTATATTGCAGGGCTGTCCTCTACCACATCATCCTGTACGAATCCTCAGCACGATACCGATTGCCGTACCCACCGGGGTAAACACCACGGTGAAGCACGCGAGAGCGCCCATATACTGGAACTCAATACTCCTCCAAGCGAGGATGAACCCACCAACAAGACCCGCCAACAGGAACATCATGAGGTAGAGAGCGAGCCGGTTGGTGAACCCGATGCTTGGACGCTTCTTCTTACGCCGCCTGGGCTTCTTCCTCCCGCGCTCAATCTTGATGGTCATGGTATTACACCTTACCCATCATCTGAGCGAACCGGTAGAACAGAGCAGCAGCCTGCTCACGGGTCAGCATGTCAGCCCACATATAGTTGGGAGTGCCATCCGGCATCTTCCCGCCACCGGCAATCAGGCCGGTGCTTGTCGCCCAGTCACGGGCTTCCTGGCTCCAAGACCCGCAGTCATTGTCCTGCCATTCAGAACGCATATTATTGAAAAGTTCTTTGAAACGTGCATTATCCATATCTTCATCCTCCCCTGTATTGTCATTCGATCCCGCAAGCAATGCGGCAACATCGTCACGAACAGTCTGCATACTCTTCCCATACTTCGGGAACCAGTGAAGCACATCGGAGTGGGGGGAACCAAGCCCAAGCTGGTAGCTGTCCTGATGACACAGAATGACAGGAACCTTGACACCGCAATATGTAACAGTCCCATGTGGGTTGAGATTGTAGAGCTTGCACAGATAAGCTGTCAGCTCCACCGCCTCACGGTACACTTTCTCGAAGTACACAGGGTCATTCAGATTGTCCTCACAGATTTCAAACTGAATCCAGCCGTTATTGCAGGAACCCTTGCTCCCTGAACCACAACCCCATGCTTTCTTATCCCATGGGCCGACATGAACAGCCGCCACATCCCCATTAGCGAGTGTACCGATGAAAGCGTGGACACCCTTCTTCAGCTTCTGATGGTTCCAATCATTGCCGTTCTTGTTGACACCGATGATCTCAAGTATCTTCTCCCGGTCTGGAGCATTGTCGTCAGGCTGGACGTAGCGCTTCACGGTCTTGTTGTTGGCCCCTGTTGAATGCCACAGTACGCCCTTGATGGTAGTCTTGCCTGCTTCGCGATACCAGGTACTCTGCCGCATGAAGCATTGCATGGGTGGGTTCGCAGAAGTGTACTTCATCGTCACACCATCTCCTTTCTCTGTCGATACAACATTGACAGCGGGGTTGTAGATGAAGCCAAGGAATTTGTAAGCGCTGCCTTGTCCCCAGTTCCCGTTGCCCTTCTTCCTGTTCTGAGTCCAGAATGGTTTCTTGGCTTTCCATCCGCTCTCGGATGTGATGATTTCAGTGGGGCTGATGATCTGCTCCACGATAGCGACATGTCCTGCGCCGTCAGATCCTTTCAGCGTCGCGCCTTTCTGCCAGACCATACATGCGCCGAGCCTGGGTGTCTGACCGACTTCAAGCCCACCCGCATACTGGATGAAGTTCTCCGCATTGGTTGGGCTCAGATACTTACAGGCACCCTCTCCGGCGATTTCATTGAATCTGCCGTATGCGTACCCTACGCAGTTCGACAGGACATCACAGTGTGCGTCGGTTGGGCTACCTTTGATAGCGGACGAGTATCCGCCGGCAGCCTTTGTGATGTAGTATTTGTTACCCGCTTCTGGGCGGGTCAGTCTCGGTGTAAAACTCATAGCCATGAACCCACCTCCCTATAGGTCTTCAATACTCGTAGCCTTCTGCGCTACGATCTCACCGTCTTTGAAATACTTGCTGAACTCCTCGTCAGCGTCAATGTCCTTATACACGCCAACCATATCTGCGCTATCCCATCCGATCAGCATCTGGATTGCGGAGTCAGGCAGGTTAGCTCTCGCCAGTTCAGATGTCATGAAGTGTCGGAGGGCGTGCATGTAGAATGGAACGCCTATGATCCGGTAGACGCTGTTTGCGTAGCTGTTCATTGTTGATACCCCGATAGGCTTTGTAGTGTCATGCACATCTGGGAACAGCCATTCGCTCTCGATACCGAGGCGCTTCCTTTCCTCCATCCACAGATCGAAATAGGGCTTGAACGGCTTGGACAGCGTATAGCAGGTCAGCATCTTGCCGTTTCTCCCATGACCCTTTGTCCTGATTTTCTCAGGCGTCTTATAGAGCGACCCGCAAATAATATTGGCGTCGTCGAAGTACGTTACCTTGAAGCGTGCAAGCTCCGCCTTGCGTCTGCCAGAGTAGGCAGCCAAAGCAAAGAAGCACGCCTGTTTGAATTTTTTATGCTCGACCAGATGATCCAGGCAGGACTGAACCTGCTCTTTGGTGAGTACGGTTTTCTCACGCACCGCCTCATTGGCTGGGTTCTCGATCTTACGGATGATGGGCCGGAAGTTCGGGAACTCGTCATCGAGAATGTTCTCGATATAGTTGGACAGAGATGACAGCGCGGCTTTCAGGTGCCGCACCCTTGCAGCGGAGCAGCCGGCTTCCAGCATGTAGTTCTGGAACGCCACGATGTCTCTCTTGCTCACATCCACGAAGAACTTGTTAGCGGCATTGTCCACCGCCCAGCAGAAGAAAATGTTGAGGTCGGAGTCATAGACCTTGATTGTCTCGCTGGATCGGCTCAGAGATTTCAGGTAGCCAAGAAATTCTTTCTTAAGCCGCATGTTCTCTGGGTTAACCTCTGCCAGCTTCTCAGGCGTAGCAGCCATACTCCGAGTCGTCTTTCTTCCCATCAGGTCCCCCTCCTTTCAAGAACAGCCCCGGCAGGACACACCGCCGAGGCTGAATAAAATACGACTTCTATATAAACTCCGGCCAAGCCTTAAGGTCTTTCCCATCCACGAGCCCATGTTGAACAATGTCATATGGGTCGTCATCGGATGTCAGCTTGACGGGCGTATCATAGACTGGAAGACAGAACTCCCTGCCCTTCCACCTCCATCGCATTACCTTTCTCCAATGTTCCAGGTATGCTTCACCGTAATCAGATGGGCACATATGTTTGTCTGACAGCCTCCAATGCCCATCTTCTCGTACGGGCATTGCTTCATACGCCCACATCTGACCGTCTGTGTCTGCGGCAAGGTATCTCAGGCCAGCAGACCGAAGTTTATTGATGTTGAATTTTGGCATTTATTTCCCTTTCATACAATGCGATAATGCGGTTTCTCTCCGCCCTCCACGATGTACCGTATCCAGTCAAACAGAATGATTGCAAAGATCGACAGCGCAAACCATACGCCGGAGAACGCCAAGCACACTTGCCCAAGGATATTGAACGGGACGTTTGAGTAGTCCCAAATCCCCAGGCCGAGCCAGAGGTTCAGGATGCACCCGGCGATAAACTCGGTTGCTGTGATTGCTACAGTACAGATGGACGCCTGCAAAAGCAGTGGGCAGTTCCATGGCAGTTCACTCCCGAATCGTTCAAGAGGGATGCACAGGATCATCGCCAGTGTCAGCATCGTCCAACTGATTGACTCTGGTCTGCTGTTCAGCGTCTTCCACATAACCTCCATATAGAAGTAGAGGGTGCCGCCGAACACCCACAGAAGCCCGGAAAGCACCCACTTGCTCAGCTTACTCTTTTCCATCATCATCACTCCAATCTCCAATCAGAGAACGGAGGAGGTCGCGCAAAGCAGCCGCCTCGTCCTCTCGTACTTCCGCTCCCAGTGCAGCGAGAGCAAATGCTTGGTCTTTGATGACAGACGCCTGCCTGATGCAGATATCCGAAAGTATCTCCACCAGTTTGGTGTGCATAGTTATCCCACCTCGCTCAGCTTCGCCACGATCATCTGCATCTGATTCTCGGCGACACCCAGCTTGGTAGCCAACTCCTCGGCGTATGGCGCAGGAAGCTCCATACCATACTCGATTGCGCCGATCACATCGGTGTCCTCCAGAGACAGCAGATACGCCTTGAGCGCATTGTGGTACGCGGTGTTGACCGTGATGTGAGTCTGGGCGGCGATATAGATCTGAACGATTTCCTGCTTGCTATACACGGTACATGTCCCGTCGTCTGCCTGGTATGGGTACTCAGTACCGCCCAGCTCCACGACGCGGAACAAGTTATTGATGTTGCTCTGCAGTCCGGTCGCCGATCACCACGTCGATGCCGGCAACGATTGTATTGTTGCACGCCTCTGAGATTTCCTGGAGCTTCGCGGATCTGATGACGCTGAGTGCATTGTCTGACCCAAGGATTTCAACCGCATCCTCGGTGGTGATCCACTTGCTGCGGATCGCGTTCAGCACGCCGACGGCAGAGATCATACGATTCTCATACAGGCGCGCCACATCATTCTTGTCCATCTTCATTGTCATTGTTACCCCTCCAGAATTGTCGCGGCAAGCACGTCGATGTTCGCCTTCAGGCGCTTGGTCTTGTCGATGACACGGTTGTGTTTGTCAATGATGTACCAGTCATAGCAGTTACCTTCTGCGTCATCATCGGACTTTGTCTTGCTGACAACATGGAAGGTATCTGTGATGGTGCTGTCATCGAACTCCTGCACCGTCTCAACGAACCCATCGAAATTTGTGTGCTCGCTCCCCTTTGTACGCAGAGTCTCTACGCCGCTATAGCTGTTTGTTCCAAATACATACTCCACGTTAATCGCTCCTTTCGCATATCATTTCGAATCACTTGCTTCAGTTCTCTTTGAACCTTGCCGTGATAGATCTTTTCATAGACATTCTTATTGCTGCAATGCTTGAGTTGACCAAGCCTTGAGATCAGACCTGTTGCCATTTTTGCAGAGATCTTCCTGTGCTTCCGCCGGCGCCTGTAATACTCGTTGAGCTTCCGCTTCAACCGGAACAGGTTCCTTTTCTTAAGTAAGGTATAGCCTCTACCGAATCTGTATCCAAGCGCGCATGGCATACGGCTCTTAGTCGGGAACACCTGCCAGTTCTCCTTCAACGACAGATTGACCTCTGCAAGCCATTCTTCAATTAGCTTTCTCAGCTTGTGGAGTTTCCTCTTGTTGCTCCCGAATATGGTAAAGTTATCCATATATCTGAGATAGTGAGTACAGAATCCGCTGTCTCGAATGAGTTGGTCGAGTGGCTGCAGGAGTGTATTCGCAAACCACTGGGATGTGTAAAGACCAATCAGCACGCCGTAACGCAGGATCTCCTCGCAGATTTTCAACACGCGCCAATCCTTGATAAGGCATCTGAGCCGAGCCATAATGTACTTCGGGTCGATACTGTCGTAGAAATGATGTATGTCGAGTTCCTCGCAATACTTCGTTCCGCGCGCATCCGTATCCATCCACTTCTCGATTTTCTTCTTGCCGTAGTGGATACCGCGCGATCTGATACTTCCGCAGCAATGCCTGTCCATCCCACGCATCATGGTAGGCTGCAGCACCTGCACGAGTGCGTGATGGATATACTGGTCGGGCCACAGCTTCGGCTCGTTGATAATGCGCCACTTGCCTGCGCTCTTATCGTAACGCTGCTTCTGCTTTGGTTTGGATAGCTGTCTCTTGTGGTATACGATCTGTTCGATGATCTTTCTCAACTCATTCACACGGGCTTCCATATCCTGCTCGACCCATGCAACAATTTTGTTTGGCCTGTGCTTAGGGAGCCACCTGTGGCTCGCGTTTACCTCAATTAGTGCGAGCATCAGGTTGTCGTGGGAAATGAGTTCTTCGTATAGATGTGCTGTACGTTTCATAAGGAGTTACAATATCCTCCTTGTAACCTCATGAGCTTTCCCACGTCCCGCTTTCACAGGAGGTACTAACCCATGTCCTATCGGTTAATCTTTGCCAAGGGGCACGCGATTGCCCGCGCCAAGGGTGCCGTGCGATATACGCACGACAGCCCTTATAGAAAGGGTGAGGAGCCCGTTCTACCGAAATTGTGCTAACCAAGCACTCGCCCGTTACCTCTGGTGAGGTCTGGCGAAAACAAGGATGCGGCAGCCGATGTTCGCGTTCGTGTTGCTGGCGTTGTTGTAGTTCACGTAGAACAACCCGTGGTTCTGGTTCTGGTTGTAGTTACCCCCACAGTGCAGGCACGGGTTGGAAGCGTTATAGTTCCAGTTATCCGCGACGGCACCAATTAAAAGAACCAGCGACTGCTGCGTAGGCAATCCCGTGGCATGTATAAAACATGCCGTTTATGCGATTGAATTGTGTGTAGATGCAAAAAGACACCGCCTCACATGGAGGGGTGTAGCGTGTCCGGCCGAACGTACCATATGTATGCATACGCCTATCCCCCCCCCCCCCCTGTGAGCATATGGTGTCTTCGTCTACATAGGAAGTCATGGTTGCTTATGGCGATTACCGCCATTTAATTGTTCGTTAGGCTGCATGATGGGGAGGGTTGCGACCCTCCCCACGCCCCTCCTTTAGGGGAGTTTTTGGAGGCGGCAGCCGATGTACGCGTACGTGCTGCTGGCGCCGTTGTAGTACACGTAGAACAACCCGTGGCTCTGGTACTGGCCGTAGTCACCCCCACAGAACAGGCACGGGTAGGAAGCGTTATAGTACCAGTCATCCGCGACGTATGTGCTTTCGGAACCGCTTGCCGCAGTGGGGTAGATCACCCACTCCAGACCACTTGCGGTAGCCACAGCAATAGCAGAAGGCCAACCGCTGGAAGGCTTACCGATCAAAGTCCCGCCAGAAGAGTCAGAGAAATTGGCGGGATTCATGATGATGTTCATGCCGTTACCGTTGTAGTAACAACCATCCATCCAGTCGTAAACGTTGTCCCACAGACCTTCGATGTTGCGGTACTGCGTGTAGCCATAGGTTGTCCGGTTTGCCGCAGTAGTACCAGTGTGATACTGCATAGCATCGGTCTTGCCATTGTTCTCCTTGGAGCCACCGGCAGAGCAGCCGTAGCCGATCTTTGCCTGAGAGTTCCAATCGGCGAACTCGACCAGATAGAGCATCTGAATCGTCACGCGCATAGCGTAGTCGAACTGCCAAATGGTTGCACCCAAATTGTGAATACTGGAACGCGCTGTTGACCGTGTAATATTTACCTGCTGTGCGGCGCCTGTGGTGGACTTATACCCACTCGCGCAGTGATACCGCCCAACGTAAACGAAGTCGCGCTCACCCTTGCCATCGCCCCTGTTGGCGTGCGCGGGAGAAACATTGAACCCGTCCACCTGACCGTCTGCAATCTGGATCTTCAACGTATGGCCGCTCTTT